ACGTCTGCACGATCTCGCTACCACTCGCGGACTTTCCGACGCGCTCGAGCTTCGCTGCATAGCCGCCGGGAGTCGTCATCTCCAGATCAATGATCTCGGACTTGGTCAGGTGGAAATATAGCGTCTCGCTGACGGTCTCACCATCGAACCCTTCGAATGTAACATCCCACTTGATCATGAATATGCTCCTGTCTTGTTACGGATAAATTGAGACCATTAGCTTGGCGGCTAATAGTCTACGGGGTTAATCCTTCATTATAGGCCGTGTGATTTTCGCGAGCTCCTTACGAAGCCGGATCACACGATCTTGAGGTATCGGCTTGCCGTTCAGTTTCATCCAGACTCTCTGAGTTTGCTGAACGACTATCCATGGCCAGATCATCCAGAATATGAATGCGCCACAGGTGGGGAAGATACGACAAACCCATTTAGAACTTGCCGTAATCTTTTCGAGGAAGCCTGGAGTAGCCCACCGCGATACACGGTGTTCCGTCACTGGCGAGATGGGACGTGAAGACGAGCTCGAGCACATTGTCGATGTTCCATCCCAGTTCATCGCCAACAATGGTTGAAGCCAGACCAATGAGCTCATAGAATTCATTGTGCGAGGCATACATGTCCTGGAGGACTCGGCGATTGACTTCATTCTCAGCCCGGCGGAGCGACTCGACGTCACTTTTGAAGTAACGACCAGTCAGCGTGTCGTAGCAAAGTTGATCACCCCCGCCAGTGATGATGACCTGAGCGTCCTTAACCGGATGCTCAGTTATATCCCGTTTCTGGATCTCGTCCGTGATCTTACGCTCTTTGACCTTGCCGAGCTGTGTCACGACCTCATCCTTGTACTCGCGGAACGCCGTATCGGCCAATGTATATGCGCCGAGCAGCGCCGCGTTACGGCGAGCTCCGATCTGGTTAGCGCCGATGACACAGGCGATTGTGGCCGCGCCAGATATCGTCGCTGGAATGAAGTTCTGCCAGTTATTCTGAGCTTTCTCCTTCAAGGACATCTCGAGATGCTCAGTGTCCTTGTGCGTCTTGATTGCTGCTTTTGCAGCTAGAACGGCTGTGGTGATGACGCCGGCGACCGCAATACTGGACAGGATCACTGGTGAATTGCTGTTGACGGATTGCCCTGCAAGACGAATCCATTTCGGGGTTTGCATGCGCCTCTCCTATTCGGGCCGGCTGAAAATATGAGCCCTTGTTACAGGGCTCTATTTGATTACTCGTTGGTGTCGGTCTTCGGTGTGGTGATCTGGTCGTGAACGCGCGTACTGATCTTGCCGATGAGGATGTTCGCGCCGATCCCAAGGATAACGGCTACAACTGTTGATGCAACAGTTGCGGTCATTAGTCGCTTGGAGTTCGGCTGGACGATCTCTTCGGTCTTCTCAGTGGTGTTGTTCATAACAATTCCTCTCCTAAAACACGGTGACGGGTTTCATTATAGCCCATGTAAATCCTGCGAGGCCCAGTGAAACCTTAGACCCTGTGTAAGGGTCTGCTGGTTTTAAAGCATTATTAAGTTGCTCTTCCTGTTTCGGCGGTTGACTTCCTTCCTCCAGGTCCGGGAGTTTTCTACGGCCGTCATGGCGTCGATCACCTTGGCGACAGCTAGTGCTGTTCCAGATGCGATTGCGATGACAGCCATAGGGTTTTCTTCCCAGGCCTGCTTGATCTTGTCTTTTGCGCTCTTCATGGATTGCTCCTCAAATAGTGGGTTCATTATAGCCCATGTAAATCCTGCGAGGAAAATTTGATAAACCGGGTAAGATTGATACCCCATGCGCGGAGGCTAGTCTTCGCATGGGGTATCAATCGGCTTTGAGAATTACTTGGTGGTCTGGTGTTAGATCTTCGGCGACTTCATCACGAAATTCATCGACTTAGAAGTGATCACATTAGCCTTCTCGAATGTCAGGATGGCCACGATTCCGAGGATATTGCCGGCCACAAGCATAACGCTATCGGCACTGGGGCGCCACGGATTATCGGTTTCTTCTTCGATTTGCCGGCTTTCCATCAGTGTTTTCAGGCTATTGCTTGCTTCGGTATATTCCTCGTTTCCGGGGCTCATGTGTTTCATTGACGAGATATGACTGTCGATCAGTTCTTGAATATCGGTGAATTCAGTGACGTTCTTCTTGATTCCGAACACGTCGTTCCTTTCGGTTGACTCTCATTATACGACGTGTTATTCCTGCGAGTTCACTTCGATGAAACGACGTCCAGCAGAAGAGAATCCGAGTTGGAGATATCCTCCAAGGGAATCGTCAGTTCTAGACGATAAACATCCTTGAGCGGATTCGACTTGTCGACTACTATACGACCGGCCGAATCCATTTCTGGAATATGCGCAGGTTCGCCAGGAACCGTAGAAAGATGTAGCACCACACCAAGAAAGGTGTCGATGCCCGCTATACTGCCGACGATCTCGCTGATATTGCCCAGATGCCACAGACCGGCTAGGGACGCATACAACGTCGCTATTGCCGGTAGCCAGATAAGTGCTGCCTGCTTCAGCACTTTGTAACCTATATTCGTGAACTTCACTTGTACCTCTCTACAAGCATCCTAGTCCGTGTCCGAGATTAACCACGATTTCATAATCCTCGTATGACTTCTCCTTCTTCGGATCTGCTTTAGGATCCGCTGGTTTTGGAACCGGTCCGCTGTCAGAAAGAGAAACATTTATCAAGGTGCAGAATTTGTGGTTACTCTCGGACACCCGGACAATCGTGAACAGTATGTTCCCTGCGGAAAGAACTGCTGCTATCGCAACTAGAACGACGTAAGCCTTTCGTTCCTTCATCAGTGTCCCTTTGACGCAAGGATCTCTGCGACTGCTGCTCCTGATCCGGAGGCGATGGCGATGACGATCCAGGCACGGACAATATCGTAATGACGGCGGCTCTGGCGGCTGGGAACATGCATGCAAAGCCGATCATTGCCAGATATCCGTTTGGAGTCGTCGTATACACCTGTTTCCAGATGATCCACGCTCCGAAGCCTAGCATCCCGAAATCCTGGATAATACCTTGCAGGATCGAACGCCACTTCACATCGCCTCTCATTCTATTCCGTAGGCTGCCAGACTCCGCCATTCCGGATATTCGGCAGTCCTCTGTACCAGACGCCACTTTCGCGAATATAGGGAGTAGCGGCTCTCCATATCCCGTCAACTCTTATCCAAGATCCAGGTGGCTGAATCTCGAATGCTGCGATCGCTGAAGACCAGCCCGGTCCGTTGCACTGGCCCGCGAATTCCTGCTCCGAGCCGTCGTTGATCTGCAGATATCCCGTTGCGCCAGCATTCCCTGGATTCCTGTTGTAGGTCCAGAATGGCTGCGTGATCGTTATCGATCCAAAACCATTGGCCGTTCCGACAAGGAACTGATCATTCGAATTGTAATCACTGATCTGGCCTGATGAGAAATCAAGCACGTCAGTATTGCCGGTATTATCCGAGTCCGAACTGACTGCATCAGAACTCGGGGCATTAACGAGGCCAGGCACCTCGAGCACGCAAATACCGCCATTACCTGAAGTAAGGTCAAGGTTTGCCCCTGTTACGACGACAGAGGTCAGTCCTGCAGGCGCATTCGCCAAGATATAAATCCAGGAACCTTTACTTGCTCCATCGTCAAACACGGCTACGACTGGCTGCAGGCCGATACCACTTGCTTTAACAGTGCTGATGCTCGGGATTCCGCCGCCATAACTGTTAACACAAACAATAAGGCTGTTACCTTGGCCTTTCGTAGCCGTGATCGTCTTGGTGGTACTGTTGCCGAAAACCATCTGAACCGGAGTGATAATCATGTCGATTCGATCTTGAAGTAGATGTTTCCATCCACAGCGCCCCCAACATCATCCGAGGCGTCATCTGTGCCAGAACTGATACCCAGATTGACACGAGCTCCAGAAGCCGTCGTTGCTCCGGTACCGCCCTTGGCGACTGTCCAGGTCGAGAGAATAAGAGCCTTAACCTGGGCTACGTAATCCCGCGTTCGGTTGATCTCCTGTGCGCCAAGACGTACCTCGCCACCGGCTCCTGAGTTAGGAACCAGCGCGAATCCTGCAGCTGCGGCATCGTCGCCGACTGCCATGATACCTCCCTAGCTTGTGACGTTGTCCCATGTAACGGACTCGTCTTCGTCATCCCAGGTTTCGCTGATTTCCCAGGCCGACCAGGTTCCTGGCGTGATGACTTCTTTCAAAGTCAATGTCGGATATGACCGGTCACCGGTGTTGTCAGAGACAAATATCTGCTCGGTGACCAACATCTGGCTGCCAAGGTCGCTCGAGTTTCGCTCCTCGATCAAGTCCCCTAGCTTGTAGTCGACGCCATAGACATACGGAACTGTCTGCGGCAACTCGCCGTCGAAACTGTATATTTGCCTTTGCGCCGTAAGGGCAAGCAGTCCTTCAGCACGCAACGCATCGTCAAGATCATCGCCTGCATCGCCGTCATTACTTGAGTTGACTAGAAGCACCAGACGATCCGCACCAGCCACGGTTGAATCATATCCTGTGGCATATGCTTGCACTGCACCATTAGTGGCGATTACATAAGCCACTGTTTTGACCTGCGCCGTCGACTGCAAGATGTTGATGTTCTCGAGATTGTCGTTATCCGGGTCAAATATGACCGGAGTCAGAGTCGTCTGTTGAGATGTATGATCGTCACCAACATAAATCTCGAAATAAACATTACCGCTATCGCCGTCCTTGATCAATCTGAAACCAAGGAAATATGTCTGACACAGCTGCTTGATCACGCTGAGCACGGTGTCTGGGCTAATTGTAACTGTAATATCGCTATCATCTTCGCCAAGATTTCCCGCCGGGGAAATTGTCCCTGAATGATAGAACGGGATGACGTCGCCCGGATCAAGCGCCGCGTCGACACAGATCGTCGTGAATATCTGACGGCAGACATCACCTGCCGAAGCCGTGATGACCCAGTTCGGCGTTGTCGTAGTATCGGTGAATGCGCCGAGAGCTATCCGATCGTCAAGGATATTCTCGAACATCGACCCGGTTATCGTCAAATTACGCTGACCAGTATCATCTGTAATGTCTGAGCCAGTATCGATGATGCCTATGTAACCTGAACCGGCTCGGCCGATTCTAACACCATCGGCCAGCAATGCTCTGGATTGCGGCGTCGATTTAATGACAATCTGAAAATCGCCAACATCCCAGAAACGTTCGGTCCAGATGAACGACTCGAACCCTTCGATGACGGTATCCCTGCGCAAGGAATCATCAAGAGTATAATATTCCATCAGATACCTCCGTACTTGGCCGTGTAAGTCACGGTGTACGGAATTGGATCCCCAGAGCAATATGCCCGGAACAGATTCGCGCCCTTTTGCAGCATGGGCCAAGCTGCTGCCGTTGGATCTTGCGCAGACAAGGCCGAGGTCGTGATGGCGGCTCTTGTAAGGAGGAGGCTCTTAGCGCCAGGAATTGAAGTGATTGTCACGATATCGTCAGCCACGAACGAACTAACCACGTTGAATACCTGAATCGAGCCATCGGGTGCTGTATTGTAGAGCGTGAAACCGTCAAGATCACGATCGACATTCAAGGTGAATATAACGCCAGCATCTGATGTTCCTTCGTAGTTGATCGTGATCGTGTCCGTCGAAGCAGTCGTGTTCTCACTGATCGTTTCTGCTGATGGACTATAAAAGTCCGGGTCATAGCAGATGACTGAAATATCGACTTCAGGGTCAGTCGAGAACATGCTGTTAGCAAAGCTCTCGACTTGACCTGAGGTGACGACATACAGCGAACCATCGAGATAGAAGCCCATCTGAATATTCGCCTTGGGCATGAAATAATCGTACAAGGCAGAACGAAGTGATTGTACGGTACTCACGATGTAATCGGGATTTAGACCGAGCTTCATCGTTATATTCCGAGTGCCTCGCTGGGCGTTCTGGGGCTGAGCCCCGTCGACTTGGGCTATCGTTGATGTCGTTAGCGTCGCATCGACAGGGTCCAGACCTTCGATATCGTTCACCGCATATCCAGCCGACGCGTTCGCCAGGGGAAGCGACAGGGTATCACTGCGCGCATTTGTTATCTCAACTAGTGTTAGCACCTAGCGCTCCTCTCGCGATGGACAGCTGATTCTTGGTTTTCCGGTAAATATCCCCGGCGGAAAGTGCTATCGGGGAATAGTTGTTCTGATTGAAAGTGAGACTGTTCCCATCTCGCGATGAAGACGCCGCCTGTGATGCCTGTGATGCGCCCGCAGCAGATATCGCTACCGCCGACGAGGTTGACGCCGTTGCCGCGATGAGCTGATTCTTCGACAATGATGATAGCTTACTGAATCCTTGCGTCGCCTTCGTCAAGTCGATAACCGGCGTGATCTTAGGCTGCAGATCCATATTGTCGACAATGACGTCGTTTAGTCCAGACAGCGTCTTGCCAAGGGCGTCGAGCATTGTGTTACCCATTGTCTGAACAGAATCGATGGCGATCCCAGATGATCGATTGACACCCAGCGCAGCTCCTTGCGGAACTGTGTCGAAGAGTCTCGCGAATGCTTTTGACGGCGACGCGCTCTCAAGTATCCCCTTTGCCGCATTCAGAGCACTTTTTGCTAGATTCTCAGCAGCCGTAACAAGCGATCCGACACCAGCGGCCAGACCACCTATCATTCCCTGGATTATCGCTTCTGCCAGATTAGCGCCAGCCACGCCCATTTTCGGGCCACTAGCTCTGATTTGATTAGCAAGGCCGTTGATGAAATTGATTATCATCGTAACGCCGGCGTTGGTGATCTTCAGTGAATCTTGACCGATCGCATTGATGAACGATATGACAAGGTTGGTCGCTGCTCCGACAATCGTTGAGGCTTTTTGGGCGATACCGTTTATGAGCGCGACTAGAATTTCCACGCCAGCCGAAGTCAGCTTAGGCGTATAACTTGCCAGTTTCGACAAGACATCGACCATCAGATTCAGGAATGTCGTGATTATCTTCGGCGAGTCCTTGTTGACCGCATTCAAAGCGGCAGTCATGAACTCATCGAAGGCCTTGGCCGCCAGCGGAATAACTTTGATCACGGCGTTTAGAAGTGCCGTCAAGATAACTGTGAAGGCGTTCGTTATCGCGACACCGCCGGAGCCAATTGCCTGCGCGAACGCTACTATTCCTAGTCCTATCTGCTGCAAGGCTGTCGGAATAAGCGACAATATGCTTTTGACGAATGATACGATTGCTGCGCCTCCGGCTGTGACGGCAACTGCTAGTGCTGTCAGACCAGTAGCGAACAGCAAGACACCAGCGCCTGCTGCCAGGATACCGACCCCGAACAAGGCTATTGCGATGCCCAGCGCCAGCAATATCGGAGTGACAGGCCCTAGCACAAGACCTGCGACACCAAATATAACGAAGACTCCGGCAAGGGTGACAAGACCCTTGGCGATGGATTCCCAGGATTGCGCACCTAGCAGAATCAGGACCGGCGCAAGAACCGCCAAAGCTCCTGCTACGACCAGGAGAGCGGCCGCACCAGGCAACGCTACAATCATCGCTACCATTGCCGCGGATATGATGATCAGAGAGGATGCGAGGAGCACAAGCGCCTTAGCTATCGAATTCCAGGATTGCGATCCCATATTCTGCAAGGCAAACGATAGGACGAGCAACGCTCCTGCCGCAACGACAAGTGCTGCCGCTCCTGGTAGCGCTAGAATCATCAGATTCAAGGCCACTGTCAGGATTGTCAAGACTACGGCAATCGCAGATATGCCCTTGACTAGTGTTCCGATCGAAAGTGATCCGAGTTTGGCTACTGCAGTAGCCATTACGACGAGACCCGCTGAGATAAGGATCATTGCCGCCGCAGTAGCTATAAGTTGCTCGCCACCGCTTATTTTCTGGAATCCCGCTATGATCAGCAACAATGCCGCAACCGAACCGATACCCTTGGCTAGTGTCGCGAAATCAAGCGAACCGAGACGCTTGACTGCCACTGACATGACATTCATCGCGACAGCCATCGTTTCCATGGCGTAAGCAGATGTGATGACGCCCTTGCTATCGCCAGACATCAAGGCCATAGCCCCGACGAGCACCGTCAGCAGGACTGTTATCGAACCCAGACCCTTCGCTAGCTCAGTCCAGCTGAACTGTGCCAGGATCGCCACCGCTCCCGCAAGAATGAGTATCGCCGTCGCCAAGAGATTCAAGGCGACACCAACGGCTCCCATTTTGAGGATGCCCGCAGTCCCGGAAATCTTCGCCACTACTGCCAGTGCTGTGACAAGCTGAGTGAACATCACTGTCATAGCTGACAACGCTTTAGTAAGATTGCCGACATTAACTAGCGACAAGGCTAGCAATGATGCTGCCAGAATCGCTACAGCAATGGCTATCTTCTCAAGGGTTGCAGCTTTAAGCGTCGTCTGCATCGTTTTGAGAGACTCTGTCAGACCTTCGAACGACTCCTTGATGGTGCTGAACAAACCCGAGCTTTCGCTGCCTTCGCCTAGACCCTTGAAGAACTTCTTGATTTGCGTCAGGAGACCAGCAAGAAGCGCTTCGTTGAGAATAGCGCCAAGGCTAGCGAAGTTTCCGCTTTTGAGACCGCGACCGATCGCATCAGCTACGCCAGAGAATTCCTGGCCGATTTTCTGCACTACTGGCGAGACGATGTTGACCAGGCCGGTAACAGCGCCGCTGAAACCACCGAGCGAATTGATGATCGTGGATATGGCCTTGACCGGAACGGCGATGATACTACCGAGCGTGTTGAAGAATTTGGTCAGAATATTACCTGACTCGACAGCCTTCTTCAAATTCGTGATCCACTGAGCAATCGTAGCCAGCAGGGCAAGTATTCCGGTACTCGCGCCCTTAGTCGCATCGCCGATCTTGCTGACTCCGCCAAACAGAGCAGCTACGACATCGATGCCGAGCTTAATCGCCGAGAACAGGCCGACAAATATAATCTTGATGTCATTCAGCGCTTGCTTGCTCGGCTTGAGATCTGCCGTGAGTTTCTCGACTGCCTTGGCCATGGCCACCAAGGCGTCCGAAGCTCCTCCTTGTGTTGTCGGGAAGACTTCCTTGAATGCTTCACCGATCACCTTGAGGATCGATTCAAGATCATGGAAAGCATTCGTGATCGCCTGAATAACATCCTGACGACCACCAAGATCAGTGAACGACTGGATAATCTTGGCCAGATCATAGATCGGTTTGGTAAGCGCGGTCTCTGCTGTGTTGTGCAGCGCTGTCAATGTCGCTGCTGCTTGGACGCTATTACCGATAATCGCCTGGAATATGCTCGCCCAGGCTGTTCCGACTTCCTCGCCAAGAGCGTCGAACAGTTGGGTCAAGGTTCTGATCTGCGTTGCTGATGTAACCGCAGCATCAGCTTGCTTCAGGATTGCCTGAGCTTCTTTATCAGTGAAGCCCATCGCCTTGAGTTGCGCAGCGCTCAGGTCACCTGTGAATGTAGACAGCGTTTCAGTCAGAATCTTTGATGTCAACCAGCCTTGCTGGAGACTGTTCCTGAATGAACCGGCTTTGGCTATGATCGCATCGATATTTACGCCGGTAGCCTTGGCTGTCTGCTCCAAGGCGTTCTGGAAGACCTTACCGCCTAGTCCGGCGTTGACAACTGAGTTCCAGTCCTGAAGTTTGACCGAACCAGAAGCGATCGCCTGCGACAACTGGTACATAGCCGTCGAAGCCTGCTCGGCGCTGGCACCAGACAAAGCCGCTAGGTTCGCAATACCCTTGATCGAACTGACCGACGTCTTCAGATCGACGCCAGCAGCCGTGAAGGTGCCGATATTTTGCGCCATCTGACCGAAATTGTATACCGTGAGATTGGCATACTGATTCAGCTGATTTAGTGCGGCCGTGACTTGCTGCAGATTCGTGCCCGCGGAGGAAGTGTTGGCAAGGATGACCTGGATCGCGTTGATCTTGGTCTCGTAGGTCTCCAGACCTTCCTTGATCGGATCAATCGTCAGAGACTTTACCAGGGATATGCCGGCGTCTACAGCCTTGCTGACCAGATTAGAAAGAACCGTGATGCCGACGATGCCGAGAGCACTGAACTTGGAAGATATGCCCTCAATGCCACTAGCCATTCCAGCAAGCGAAAATTTCTTGCCGGCTGAATCAAGATTGTTAATATCGTCTTCGGAACCCTTGAGGCTGTTCAGGCCGTTTTTCAGAGTTGTGAGGGCAGTGACCGAGCTCTTGATATCGCTGGCAAATGTACTGCCCTGGAACGTCATCTTGACGATTTCTTCGTCAATATTGGAACTCATGACGACGTCACCTCCTTCCACACGGCGTCTTTGATTTCCTGAAATATAGGAGCGATCGCTGGATTGATGAAGTCTCTTCCTTGCACATAACCACCGGTGCCTGTTCCATGCCCGAACTGCAACAAGACCACGACCGGCGTACCTTCTTCGTCAAGGTGGTTATTCGTCCATCTTATCGTGACGTTTTTCCCGTCATTCTCGATCTCATAGCCCCAGGATTCACCAGATACACCGCTATCTGCAGGCGTCGCCGCTTTAAGAGCTTCTACGCCTCGTCTGGCGTATGTGTCAAGCGACTTATAAATATCGCCTTTAGATAGATGCGAGAGAAAGGCGTCGGTCTTCTGAAAGGATCCTGACGAGGTGATCTGCAGAGCCATCAAGATCCTTTCAGTTAATGACGAAGGAGTGGCAGGAAAGCTGACTGATTCGGGCTAAGTACCTTGAACGGCGCAATAGCCGCAGCCCACTCTGTTGACGAAGCTGCGTTGTAGGTCTGAGTCGAACCATCGGTAACTTCTTTGTAGCCGGCGATAGATACATTGCCGGCTGGCTTTGTATTAGTCCATCCGCTAGGTGAGGCAATCGTGGCAACGCCTGTGTCAGCTACGCCGAACACCATTTCATGTAGCTGACTGAGTGTTCCGGTTGCACCAGAAGACCAGCTACCACTAGTTGAATGGCCCGAGTTAATCTTTGTTGTGTCCAGCGCAAGCAACGAAGGAATTTCAAATATGACTACTCCGCCACTACCAGAACTCAACTGCAGGTTAACTTCTGTTATAGCGACAGCTGTCTGGCCAGACGCTATACCTGAAAGATACCAGATCCAAGCTGATTTATCCGAGCTCGTTTCAATCGCATGCGAAGCCAATGCCAGATTTGCCGATCCTAGAGTTACGGCGCTAACATTGCTCGAGCCACTGCCCCAGCTGCCAATGCAGACAATCAAACTATGATTAGGTCCGGTAGTAGCCGTGATCGTCTTGGTATTTGAGTTAGACGTTTGAGTTTGCGTGGGCGTAATCGTCATGCGATGCCAGCCAAGAATGCCGCGAATACCCACTGACCGGCGCCGCTGTTGAGGCTCGCGTTGTAGATAAAGCCCAGCAAATCTATGGCGTTCGCACCTGTCGACAACGTTGGGGACGTAAGAGATGCG